GTGAATGTCTCCAGCATCCTCTATATCGGGGCTGGCACATCTTGCCTCCTTGATGTGCTCCGGGTCGGCGGGGAACTGCGACTTAAGACAACATGTGCCGGAGCCGCAGCAGACAATTTGGATATCCTATTAGAGGATTCCGAAGGGCGTAATAAGCTAACTGTGTCCGAACTGGCGGTCCTGATAAACTCAAACGCCTCTTACACCGCGAGCAACTTGTTCCCCAACGGGAATCAAAATGCAAATGAATTGGATTATTACGACGATCTAGAAATTATTGATGTCGCTGGGGTTCTCAGAAGAGATGTGTTTGACGCAGTTGATTACATGAATACCTTCCTCACCGCTGCCGTGGCGACAAGGATAGACAACATCTACCGTGCTTATGTCGCAGACGGATTGGATACCTTATTCACCGGAGCCGGTGACGGGACATCTGCGAACGGCGACTGGGCCGATGGATTCAATGCATTCAAACAAATACGAATCAACTCCGTAGTCCCCCTAATTTCGAAAGACATTGGGGCTGTGACGATTGATTCCATCAATGCCTTGGCGAAGGGTCATGTGAAGGCGATGTGGGCCACAGATGGTGGTTCTGAGAGAAATGCATACGTCTCCAAATTGGGGACGAAGGACGAACTCCTCGCTGCGGCAAAGAGTTTGAACGATTTCCCGATCTCCATATGCGGACAGCAAGTCAGGGTCCTGGATCGAACTAGCACTTTGGTCTGGCAGGACCCATGGGCAAAATGTTGTATCGCCGCTGGAATGCAGCAAGGGTCTGAGGTCGGAGAGCCCATCACCAAAAAGATTTTGAATGTGAATGATGTGCGAGTCCTGGATAGTTCTTGGGATCCGACTATCAATAAAAACGAAATGATAGCGGCAGGGATTTTATTCTCTCAGCCACTCGACACGGGCGGGCATAGATGGGTCGTGGGGAATACGACTTGGAGTCGAGATGGTAGTTTCGTTTGGAATAGGATCTCGGTTGTGGAGGCGGCTGGATTCATCGTTTATGATCTTCGATATAATCTAGATCTTGTATTCACTGGAACGAAGGCGCGTACTGGAACGGCAGAGGCCATCGCGAATTTTATTCGAAATCGAATGTCCGTGTATCTGGAAAACGATATTACTGTTGGCGATGATAGAAACGATCAATTGGGATACAGGAAATTGCGAGTAGAACTCACTGGGAGTAGGGCGGCAATTAATTTAGCTGTGACCCCAGTCCAAGGGGTGGATTTCACTCTGCCGACAATCTATTTAGAAGATATCCGACAAAGCGCGTAATAAGGGAGATAAATTATGGGTTCTCAAGCAATGACGGGGCCAAAGGCGATCTTTAGGCTCAATGGAGTGCAGGTCGCTAACGCCTCAAACGTCAGTTACAACGAAAATATCCAACTTGAAGAAGTGAATGTCCTCGATGAGATCGCCACGAAAGAACACGCAGAAGTCGGGTATCGGGTTGATATGACCACTCAAACTTTTAGGATTCAAAACCAATCCGTGAAGCAGCTTGGGATTATGCCACGACTCGAAGACATCCTGACCAACGGAGAGATCACGGCAGAGGTGGTGGATAGGACGACCAACACCGTTCTGCTTTTGATGGAGGGCGTGAAGTTGGAGACACGGCAAACCACAGTAGACGCCAGGGGCTTAATGACAGAAACATGGAGCTTCAAAGGACGGAAATCTTCAGACGAATCAGAAAATTAAAAACTTTAGTTTCTACATAGAAACGATTAATTAGCTTGAAAGAGGTAAAATATGGACACGCAGTATAAACTCCCGAAGATGGAGTTTACCTTCCACATCCAATCCACTGGAATTGAAAGCAAACTAAATTGGGTTGGAGATTTCACCTACCAAAGACCAAATATCGGAGAGAGAAGTCTCATTGACGCATTCCGCGCAAGACTTAACGGGGACATGCGTACTATCGATCCGGTTATTGATTACAACAACGCAGTTCTGGCCCATCTCAGATACACTTTGAAAAAATTCCCATCATGGTGGGAGGCAGCCAATTACGGCGGATCTCTTTTTGATTCGAATGTGATTACTGAAATTTATTCAAAATGTATGGAGTTCGAGAAAGAGTGGAAAGAGAAGGTTACTGGCGACGCAACGGCGGTGGAGGTCAATAATGAACGAATTGATCCAGTTGGGCATCAAGCCGCTCAAATATGACAACCTGCATCTGATAGCTATCACAAACGCCAGAAGTGGTGAAAAAAAGATTTCTATATGGTGGAGAAAAAAATACAGAGTCCCGCCAAAGCCATTCGAAGAATACACTTGGGAGGAATTAATCCTAGAAAGGCTGGAAGATTACTATTACGAAAACCCAGCGGAAGCGGATAAGACCCTCGCCAATATCATAAAGCCAGAAATATGGGACGGTGAGATGCCGGACTATTACGAGAAGGATATAAAGAGGAAATATAAGAAATTCTTTGATCGCAACAAAGTCGATCTTTCCAAATATCAAACAGATGTGGTCGTTTCTAAAAAAGAAGAGGATGACATCATAAATAATTTAGGAAGAAAATTGCCAGGATCTAAAGTCGTCAACTCTATCCAATCTATTGAAGAGCCTGATGAATTTGAGGATAATTTCTAAATGGCACCTCCAGCGAAAATAATACTCTCCGCAGATGTAGAAGGGCTCAAGCAAAAGGTCGAGGAGGGCAAAAAGGTCTTACACGGACTTGGATCTGCCGGGCTAGATGATTCTTTTTCTAAAAAAGTAAAAAAGAATATTTTTGATGAATTAGAAAAAGGGGCCAAAAGGATTGAAGAAGACATCGATGGTGTTAGAGATTCTCTAAAAAAAATGGGTAGGGCTGGAGAGGCTGCTTTTGATTCTGGGAAAGTAAAAAGCATGTTGGGGGCTCTCTCCGAGATGCAGGTGCGATTGAAGGATATTAAGAGTGCGCAGGCCGGAATGAGCGGTGGCGCGGGCGGAGCCGGTGGTGGTGGTGGGATGGGTGTCGGCGGAGCTTTAAGAATGGCTAAGGGTGGTCTGGGGATGGTGGCGGGGATACTTGGGGTGGGTGTGGGAGCCGCTGCTTTAACGCAGAGACAATTCGGAGTCTCTCAGGAAAATCTTCGTATCAGGGCATTGACCGGCGGGGCAACGGTTTCCGGCGAATCTCAATTCGGGTTCACCACTCAGGAAAGACGGCAAAGGGCTGCTGAGATTGCGAAGTCTATCGGTAGAGATATAAATGCAGAAGAGCTTAACAAGGTCACTGACATGGGGGAGAAAGCTGAGAGGGCTTTCGGGATAACCTCTGGAGACCAGGTTGGAGCAATGGCGGCGGCCAGGAGGGCCGGGGGACAAGGAGAAGAGTTCTTCTCTAATGCGATTGGAGTCGCGGTTGCCTCTGGATTAGAAGGAGGCCGCGTCGGTGAGTTCCTTCAATCAATGACCCAAAGTCTTACTGAGATGTCCAAGGGTGTGAATATTGACACGGCATCTTTGAACGGGTTCGCTGGCTCGTTGGCTTCAATGCCGTTTTTTAAATCTGATCCTGCCAGGGTCGGTAGAACAATGCAGACCCTGAATCAAACATTCCAAAGTGGTGATAAATTCCAGCAGGCGATGGTCGCTAGAGCGATTAGAAGTGCTGCGCCTTCTGACACGAATATCTCTCCGGCTTCCATAGAGGTTCGGAGGATGCTGGGATTATTTGGTGGAGGGGATGATGATAAAACCGGACTTATGGGTAAAATTGCAAAGATGCCGGGTGGGGGGGCAGATTTCGCAAAGACATTGAAGATCGGTGGTGGGGATATCATCAGACAAATGTTTGAAGAAAGTACGTCAGAGACTAAAAATTTATCAGTTGGACAACAGGCGCAGGAGTTCATGGAACGGATGTCAATGCGTAGCCAGGCTGGTCTCGAACTATTTGTAAAACAAAAATTAGGAAGGGGAGTCACTGAGAAAGATATCGAAATCGCCAGAACTGCTCAATTCTCCCCAGAGAAAAGATTAGAAAATGCATTTATAGGTCTTGATAAAACCATGGTTGGTCTAAAATCAGAAGTCTCAAGGCTAGCAGATACGATGGCGCTAACGCTCACGACCCCTGCTGCTACGGCGGTAGAGTTTTTAGGAAAGAAATTATCAGACAGCGGAGGCAGTAGTTTTGGGTTTGATTCTAGATCTCTCAGGGTTCTAGGAGCCGATGGTTCCGGGAAGGGAGCGGCGGCGGAATCTCTCGGTAGCAGACTTATGGGGGCACCGCGAGGAGATGGGAAAGTTCCAGAAATTTTAAGTGAACAAACTAAAATTCTAAGACAGATAGCTACAGCCGCCTCCAAGAAGGGACCAAAGCCATTGCCTGGGTCGGTGGAGAGTCAAGTTAGGACCGCGCTGGGTGTGGGCAAAAATTAATGGCCAATCCGAGGACAGACAAGGGAGCGAGGAAAAATCCGTTACTTGGGCAATTTCCTATCTCAGAGAGAGTCCCAGCCTCTAGAACAAGTTATTGTCGAATCGTAGTGTTCCACTATGAAAGGCAAAACTTTAAATTTGCTTCGAACGTAAATCCAACCGAATCGACAACGTCTGTAATACTAAAAACAGAAAGAATAATTATTGAAGAAGAGGTGTCTTCGTTAAGGATATCGAAATCACTTTCTAACCCTTCTGGAATATTTGATGCGACTTTATTCCCGACTAGGAACTGGAAGCAAATTA